TGTCACCAAACAATACGGCAAAAAACCTGCCGAAGTTACTTACGCCCCAAGTTATTCTGGGGGACAATTTACTTGTAGGTATCTTGAATCCAAACAAACTTTTTATGCCCGAGACTACGAACTAAAACTTTACGATGAGGAAACTGAAATGACTTCTGATACTAAAACTCTTTATTCTTTCACTGTTGATGGTACTGTTGCCTATGGTACTCACATCGGCACTAACAGTAACAACCAATACCTGATTGAAGAAAAGGGTACTGGTAAGATTCACGTCTTTGATAAGAAAGATCTGGAAGAAGTTGTGCCTTATACTTTCAGTGCCACTATGGGTGGTAAAGAGACTCATTATGTCGGTACTCCTGGTGCTCTGAAGAAAAATGATGTGCTACTCTATACTGGTTCCAGCACTCCTCAGGTTGCCGTGGTGACTGGTGTGGATACTAAGAACAAAAGCGCCCGATCCAAGTTCAAGGGTGCCAAGATCGTCACTGAGGCAATCTGAAAACTGGCACAAGGGCACTCCACAGGTGCCCTTTGATGCCTTATAATACACAGGTAATCAACGAAATCCAATGAAACTTGTCGGTCTTGCTTTTGGTGTAATTGTCCTTGCTGTTGCTGGACTATTCTTTGAGGCATGGTTGCTTGGAGTGATTCTGTCTTGGTTTGGTGTGACACTGACATTCTGGCAGAACTTTGCTATCATCTTCCTTGCTAATGCTATTTTCAAATCTAACGTATCTTCCAAATGAAACCTATTCTTGCTATTGTAGGTGGTGTTGCTCTTCTTTGGGGTGTTGCCTACCACCAACTTATCTTCACTGCGTTCTTTGGACCTAAGTTTGAGAATGTTCGTAGGAATACCTTTGAGCAATCAAAGTCCTTCAGAGACGGTTCCCTCCAAGAGTTAGAAAATATGAGATTTGAATATATAAAAGCATCTCCTGAGCATAAAGTTGCTTTAAAGGATATTATTATTCATAGAGCAACAGAAGTTCCAGAAGACGCAATGCCTCAAGATCTTTATAATTTCATTCAAGGTCTTAAAACTAATTGATAAACTGAAATGAAACCAGTAAAAATTACAGCAGAAATCACAGTCACTCCTGAAATGTTTATTGAGTGGTGTGGTCAAGATGATTATCTAAAGAATGAAGAAAAGTATAAGGATTATGTTGAAAGTTGGGTTCATTCCAAGTTTAGTTCTTATGGTAAATTTTTTGGAAAATATGATTATTTCATTAATAAAACTATACCCGATAATGGAAATGGTTTGAAAATTATTATTCAGGAAGTTTAATAGGACACCTGAACAACTGGCACAAGGGGGGTTCCAAAGACCCCTCAAATGCCCTATAATGACTTTATACACACAGAAACCTAATGACTGAAAACTACCCCGAGTTCGTTCCTTTTCCTAAGATTCCCCGTCTTCATAAAGAATGTGTAGTTACTGAAAAGATTGATGGAACTAATGGTATTATCTACATCACTGACGATGGAGATATGTTTATCGGAAGTCGCAATCGTTGGTTGAGTGCAGAGTCTGACAATTTTGGATTTCATCGTTGGGCATCTGAAAATAAAGATGAACTGATGAAACTTGGTGCTGGTCGTCATCACGGAGAATGGTGGGGTAGTGGTATTCACCGAGGTTATAATCTACCCAAAGGTGAGAAAAGGTTCTCCTTGTTTAATGTGAGTATCTGGAACGAAGAAAACCTTCCTGCTTGTTGCTATGTTGTTCCTACTCTTTATACTGGAGAGTTTAGCACTAATGAACTTGATGATGCGATGGATAAACTTTGGGATTATGGTTCTGTTGCCTCTCCAGGGTTTATGAATCCTGAAGGAATAATTTTATTTCATAGTTCGGCAAATCATTACTTCAAGGCACCTTTTGATAAAAATCATAAGGGTTGAGGACACCTGACGAACTGGCACAAGACCCCTCCCATTCCCCCCAATCCCTGCTACAATTACAAAGTAATCAACAAAACCATGAAACCTTTTATTGCTCTTGCTTCAATCGCACTTCTGAGTGTAACTCTTGTTGGGTGTGAAGAATATGGAGATTCTGATGATAAGCAACGTGCTCAACAAGAACGCATTCTACAAGAAGGTACGGCACAGACTGGTATGCCTGCCATCAAGAACTTTCGTGAACGTAAATTGCTGAAGCAGATTATTGAAATGCGTGACCAAGATGGTCTGGTGACTTATACTTACACTGTTCCTGAAACTACTGGTCGTCCAGTGTTTCTATGTAATTCTATTGGGTATGGTCTTCCCGCTGCCACACAATATACCAATCCTGAGAAGTATGAATACACTGGCACGACTATTCCTCAGGCAGATCCTAATGGTTTGTTCTCTCCTGACAGTGCCGAAGGTACTTGGGTGATGTGTTCTGATCCTTCTGGTAGTGGCAAAACCCGTCCTGTTTATGTTGAACCCCGTGTGATTGTTTCTCCCTTCAAACTGTGATGAACTCTAAAGGATTTACTCTTATTGAGTTGCTGATTGTTGTTGCTATTGCTGGTATTGGATGTGCTGCTTTGTTTAGTATTGCCACAGGCAACTCTATTGTTCCATCCAAACAATCCTGTATTGCTGCTGGAGGCAAATGGTCTGAAGGCATTCAATACGGTCGTATCACTCAACTCTGCACTTATAACTGATTATGACTAAAGTAGTATATAATGACAAATTCGGTGGGTTCAATCTGTCCCGTGAAGCATGTAAGCGTTACTGGGAACTTCAAGGCAAAGAAGTTTGGATTGAACAATACAAAGAATTTAAGTCTCTTGATATGTTCACTGTTTGGTTGGTTCCACCTGAAGAACGTGCTGTAAAACCAGAACCCTGGTATTCTGCTCCAATTGAAGAACGAATTGCTTACAACAAAAAGCATTCCGAACAAACTTGGTATTACGATAATGTTGCCCGTCACGACCCTATTCTTGTTCAGGTTGTAGAAGAACTGGGTGACAAAGCAAACGGAATGTGTGCTAAACTTGCTATTGCTGAGGTCTCTGGTCCTTATCGTATTGATGAATATGATGGGTATGAGACTGTTAAAGAACCCGATGGTTACGATTGGATTACTCCCTGAACTTTATTTGAGGTAAATTATGACTCGTTACGATGATCCCAACACTCCTGTTGCTATTGTTTTTGGTGTTGGGTTTGTAGTTGTTATTGCTCTGCTGTTTATTGGTGGACCAATGTATAATGTGTGGCAACAATCTCTTGCTGGTAAAGCAGAACTTCAAAAGGCAGAATACACTCGTCAGGTTGCGGTTCTGGAAGCACAAGCAAAGAAAGATTCAGCACAACAACTTGCCGATGCTGAAATCATCCGTGCTTCTGGTGTTGCCAAGGCAAACCAAATCATCGGTGATAGTCTGAAGGACAATCGTGAGTATCTTCAGTATCTGTATATCACTGGTCTGGAAGAAGGTTCTAACAAAGGTAACGTGACCATCTATGTGCCTACTGAAGGTGGTATGCCTGTTCCTACTCTCCAAATGAACAAGTGACACTTTGATAACTGGCACAGGGCATCCTTCGGGGTGCCCTTTCTTGCCTTATAATAACACTGAACAACTCATTCGTTCGATTTATGAAGAATCTACATCAGGATCACTTTGAGGATTTTATTCTCACTGGAGACTTTCGTGCTTTGAATGCACTCACAAAGGACTTTCATCTTTCTACCAAGATTGATGGGAGTCCTGCTGTAGTTTTTGGTAAGAATCCTGCAACAGGTAAGTTCTTTGTATCTACAAAATCTGCATTCAACAAAGTAAAGATCAAACTCTGTCATTCTCATGAAGAAATTGATTCACACTTTCAAGGTGAAGTTGTAGACATTCTTCATGATTGTTTTGATTATCTACCTCGCACAAATTCTATCTTTCAATGTGATTTTCTGGGGACTGGTAATTCTGACGTTGTTCAACCCAATACAATTTCTTACATCTTTTCAGAAGTAGTTACTCAAAAGATTATTGTCTCTGTTCATACTCAATGGGCAACGGAAGGTGAACTCAAAGATGCTTATGTAATGGGTTCAGCGCCTCAGTTTGAGTCTGATGATGATGTATATTTTGTAGATAATTCTGCTCATCAGACTGTAGATTGTGAAGACTTTGTAGATGTGATTGGATTCATCAAACAGATGGCAACTACAGTCACGTTTGCAACCGAAAAGGAAGTCAAAGAAATTAAAAAACAAATTAATGCATGTATTTGGGAAAATCGTGAAATTATACCTGAAGAGTTTGATAATCCTGCTTTGATTTCTCTCTGGAAAGTTGCAGAGAGTGTAAAACTGGATTTTCTACACTTTTGTCGTGCTGATCGTGCCCCTGCTTCTTATTTGTATGGAGAAGAAATTAATCATGAAGGATTTGTTCTTCAAAATGAAGAGGTAATTGTAAAATTCGTAAATCGTAGAGTCTTCAGTCATGCGAATTTTCTAAATAACAATAAAAAATGAAAACCTTTTCACAGTTTCAAGAAGATCTTGGAAGAAGAAAGCAATATGAACAGGAGCGTAGAGAGAGAAGAAGAATACCAGCAGTTAAGAGCACTGATAGAGATCTTGCAAAACTCACTTATATGTTAAACACCGATAAGTAATTTCAAAATGAGAGTAAAAGAGAACTCAGACGCAACCCAAGAAGTGACACTCTAAGAACTGGCACAAGGCCCCCTCACTCCCCACCAGTCTGCCCTTATAATAATAGAGTCAACCAAATCACTCATGACTCTTCAAAAAGAAGAAATCAATCACTTTATTGATTATGTGATGGATTTTTATGGTCCAAATGGTATCTATCCCATGGGCGCCAATCGTACCATCGCTCGCAAGGCGACCAATGACATCATCAGGATTCATAAGATCAAAGGTCAAAGTTTCCTTGGTGACAGTTATGATCGTGAATTGGTGAGAGATCTTATGTGTGACAAGTACAATCTGCAACCTCAATCATGAATCTCTACATTATCAAAGAAGTTCTAATTGATTATACCAGTGGTATGGTTGTAATCTCTGCCGAATCTAAAGAACACTGCAAAGAGTTGTTCATTAAAGAGTTCAGTGATTATTATGAAAAAGAGTTTGATGAGTATGCAACTTTCAAGATTATTGAAGGTGTGAATCATCCTGCTGGTATTGTAGATTATGTGTATGGAGGAAGTTAATGATTAAGTTCTTATTGAATCTTACACCAGTTAAGTACGGATCTTATACTGCTAAAGGTAATCAGATTCAAAGAACATTCTCCAATGGTTTCAGTTACATTGCTTCCGAATGTAAGTCACCAGCAGAAGCACAACG